TTCCTCAATACCAAGACTTGAACAACTAGATACCAAAATTCCCAATAGGAATAACAATGACCGTAACATTCCCGAATTCATCTGTAATTGTTAACTCCACTTTATCGCCATCGACGACATAACTAATTCCTGCACCATCCACAAAGAACTCACCTGTATCAGATGGATTCTCTCCGAACATACTATCGACTAACTGCCTTGAGAGTGTAGAATAAATCCTACTCTCTACGTTTCTTAGAAACCTTGCGAGGGTCGTATTCTCTGCTTCCCTTGCTGCTTCTTCTAATGCGTCCTCTAACTCTTGTTCCAATGCGTCCTTACGAGTTCGTTCTTGGTTCTCAATCGTTAGGTAATGACTTGATGTATTCTGTCCATTGAATGAAGGTGACTTGAACTTATGGTCTATAGGTGCGGCACAGGCATTCGTATTCTGTATCGCAACCAACAACCAAGCAATAATCAAACCTCCAAAAAAGTATTTTATTTTATCTAATATATCGTCTCTACTCATCGTTATCTTTCCTCTTCATCTCTATCGCAGTATCTAACTTCTGTTGTAACCGAATGATATCATTATCTAACATTCTTATTCTATCAATAAGACCAATCAGGGTAACATGTGCGTCACCTAACTTTGCCTCAATCTCCTCTGTAATAGTTTTCCATACAAAGTAAATCATATATAACATTCCAACTGCGGCAACTATGGGAAACCCAAAGTCCTTTACCGCATTTACTATCTCATCCATTATCAATCTCTTCTTGCGTCGTTCTTTCCGTCTGCCCTTGATATCCTGTCAAGGTCTGGTCTCAATCCAAGTATGACACATAGTGTTGTATCAATCCTTATCATATCGTGGTTCATAGTCTTTACACGATTATCTAATGCCCCTGTAATACTATGTAGGGTTTTTACCTGTCCAATAACACCTTCCATAATATATTTTAATGTAAGAAACATAAAGAACCCACCTATCATTGCCATTGCGACAGGGAAACCAAGTTCTTTTATTAATGTAAATGCTGCGTCCATACCGCTATTTATACGCATTAATACCTACAAATACAAAAAAAGGACGCTAACCATAGGCGTCCACGGGTTTATTAGGAAACCACTCCGAAAGGAAAGTAAGTTTATTCTGTTGCTAGGGAAACTTACAAAACCCCGAAAGACTATGCCGCTAGGGCAAAGTTTTCATGTGCGAATGAGTTATCATTTGCGGTTAGTTAAATTGACCTATGTCGCGGTCATACGATAGTTCTACTCTCACTTATTCCTATCAGTCGATACTATTCGCCCCCATCAAAAAGACTGACCCCATCGCACCTACGTGGGTTCTGGGAGACTTTCGACTGCCGTCTGGTCAAATGGGGTCAGATAGTATCACCTATTGCCCTCATTGCGAAGAGGTATGCATCCCTCCGTGGGTCTCATCAGTTCTTATGGTGGAGGCGGGGGGATTCGCACCCCCGTCCTGCCTAGTTTTCAGTTCGTATTAACAAACTATATTCTTATTTATACCTTCCTTATTTTCTACCAATACTTTTTATTTCGTCTTGTGGAATAACTTGGTATGTACCTTTGTTATATCCGATTGCCACAGTATAGTTTTTTGATTCCTTCAACTTATATGACTTGTCTTCTGGTGTTACATAGTCCATGCCCATTTCACTTAGAGAAGGATATGCCTCACGATGTTTTTTACCTTCATCGCCCAGAGAATATGTATTCTCTAGTCTAACCTTTGGTTGGTAAGGTTTTGCCTTCTTCCATGCGTTGGTCGAGCGTTTTCGACCATGTATGTTGTGAGTCATTGAACCATGTAACAGTTGCATTAGTAACCTACCGCATCAATATCTGCCTGTATAAAGTTATACTCGGCAATGGCGTAGTTTTTGTAGACGATATTGTCTCCAAAAGTTTTCTCTACTAATTCATAAAACTCTGGACGGATTAGGTTGTAGTTCTCAGTTGCCAACATAGTTGACTCAAGAGGGCAATACCTCATCTCATCTATTTCTCTTCTTCTTGAATACATAATATTTCCTTTCCTATATTATTACTATAAACTATTTAAACTAAAAAGTCAAGCACTAATTTTAATCTTTCGAAAGTTTTTCAAAGTCTGCAGAGAGCATCAATAGACACCCTGCAATCGCGAAACAGATACTAGGGAACATATCGGTATTTTGTTCTATACCACCTACTCCTCCTGCCATCAGAAAAAATCCAACTAATAATCTAATCATCCGTTCCTCCAAACAATAACCCTAGAGTCTGCAGAAAGAACTTCTTCCAATAAATCTGCAGTTCTCTTGGCACTTTTACGATTACCTCCAAGCGTCCACTCAGTAATGTTCTCTGGTTTGATACCATTCTCCCACGACTTCCAATCATGTATAGTCGCGATGAACTCTTTACCATTTTTGGTCTTGAGTGCCAAGTCCCATTCGAACAAAGTTTTTGTCATATGAGGACGCACCTTAGTCTTACGAGGTTTACCAAGTATCTTTGCCAACTGTTTTCGAGTTGCTCGGATTTCACCTATCCTACAGGTTCCGTTTATTTTATCGAGTTCGTCTTTTCTTAGTAGACGACAAAGTATTTCTTTAGTCATAATATTTCCTTTCTTATTATTATAATGAGTATAAGAACTGATTACATTGTTCCATCATATCTCGTGGACACTGCATTTCAGTATCTGCTTCAGAGTCATATCCAAGATGACTTGCTGCATTATTACCATACGCATAAACCGTAATCGATTCAGCGTCAACGATAGGACTTCCGTCAACTATTGTCGCAGTAAACTCAATGGTAGCACCATCTTCTTCGCCATTGTTTCCAACAGCGAAACCTTCAAATTGATAATCTAATTTTGTCATAATATTTTCCTTTCATTATTATTAACTATACTTTACTATACCATATTAAAACCAAAAAGTCAACACTTATTTTCACTTTTTTTTAAATAAAATTTTTACATAGCAAAATCTAGGGTAGAAGGTGATTTTATTTGCCATTGTTCTTTGGTAATTTCTCCACGCAATATCATACGAACTTGTTCATCATACTTCTTGACACCACAAGCATATCCATATGTACCATCATCTTTCTTTACCTCCGTATCCCATGCCTTTCTACAAACTGGTCTCGGTTCATCTTTACCTTTTGCTTTAGGGTAAAATTCTTCAATAGGACGCAACTCTTGAAGAACTCTACACCAACCTTTTCTAAGTTCAAACGTAGTTTTTGCTAAAAGAGGGTTTCCGTCTGAATCAGTCGCAAATTTATTTTTTCTTTCTAGGACTCTTCCATAAACTGGTTTACTGTTTATATCACCTTCTATTCTTAACATTAAATTACTCATGCCAATTCTCCCTTAAATAAAGTTTTCTACATAGTTTACAAGTATTGCTGTAACTACTGCTGCTATAAAAATATATCCCAACATCTAATCATCCTTCCACATAATTGCGACGAGTAATGCTCCACCTATCCACGCACTCACAAGAGTAGGTGTTCCAAGGTTTGTTATCCAATCTAACATTACTATTCGTCTTTCCAAATTATTGCGATGAAAACACAAACGAACACATAACATGCCGCCCATACTTCCATCGGAATACTACTCATTTTTATCACCCAATAATATTGCCATATAGATTAATGCCATAAAAGCAATAGTCCATATGATAGTCATTGGTAAGACAATACTATCCATCGGTCTTCTCTTCTTCCATCTGTACAGCAACCTTACGTGCTTCTACAAGTCTTGCAACTCGTAACTTTACAGAACGAGGAACAGAACCTCCACTTGAATATTTTTCTGCCCACATATCCAGTTCTCTGTCTATAACAGATACACCACGTAATGCAGCATCAGTTGTTCTTCTTAGTTTTCTATTCATCTTCTTCTCTCCCGTAGTGGTCATGAACATGTAGTTGTATTAGTGCATAGTGAAGTACCTTCATTATGTCATCTCGATTGTAACCATTCTTGTTACCATAGCGTTGGGCATACTTCATAATATTACCGATACAGAAACCATCTCCATGACCTCCGTCGATAATAAACTCAGTTGCCTGAAACTTGTTCTTAGAATAATGTTGGTTGTATGTATCATCTACATAGTTCCATAAGTCAGAAAGGTTCAAGTCCTCACTGTATTTGTATTTTGGATTACCTTCTCTCATAATAAAAACCTTTCATAATATAACCTTATTATATACTAATGCTCTCAAAAAGTCAAGCACTTAATGCTTTTATTACATCAGGAAAATGAACCCCAATAATATCCCAACACCTATCAGCGACTTCTATGTGTTCCTTTTGAGTTCCGTGACCTCTTCTCAGTTCACAATAATGTATCCAAGACCTTAGTGTTCCAGACATATACAGAGTTGATTCAGTAAGTCCTTCAGGTAGCAATGCCCTTGCCTGTTCCTTTGCGATACCCTTACCAAGTGCCTCACGATAAGACTTTTCTGCTTCTCTTGCTATTGCTGTTTGTTCCATACTCCACCATTCTTTTAATGACTTGTCATCTGTTATGTTAGAGTTCTGTCGGTTCTTCGTATCTTGTATACGACATTCTCGGTCAGTAATAAATGTAGTTGCCTCGGCATACCTTTGAGAAAACTCTTGGAATGAAAACGAACGATGCCTTAGTATCTGTCTTGCGATATCTCTTGTTGTTTTGATTTCAAGTGTCATATGAACCATCTCAAAAGGTGACCAGTGGTTTTCCTTTATAAGATACCTAAGAAGTTTAGGTGCGGTTGCGGTATTCTTTTGATTGGCAGGATTACTTACCCTTGCAGTGTAGGCAATCAAATCACTCGCAGTAAAACACTCTGTTGAAGCAGAGGGTTTACTTAATGCTATTAGGTTTACTTCACATGTCATCTTTTGTTTTTTCCTTCCATAATGTCTTCCATGTCTTGAGTTGTTAAGTATTTCATTTCTCTTAGGAGTTCTATCGTCCCCTTGATTGAGTCAAGTCGGTGAAAGGATTCCCCTACAAACCAACCTATCACAAATCCTGTGAGTGTCCATCCTGCCATTATCAATATTAAATTAGTATCCATTTCTTACTCCATCTTGAAATCTTTGAACTTGTTGAGTTGTTCGTTCATATTAGTTTTATCGAATGCAGGTGTGGCAGGGACAGTTGTTGTACCACCCACGATGTCTTGATTGTCATCATCATCACTCAGTCTCATTTTAGCACGTTCAATCTTCAATGTAAATCTCTGATATGCAGTAGGGTCATTGTATCGGTTCTTTAGTTGTTTTACCATCACTTTACCCATAGACGCAAGTTCATCATTAGATATCAATGCGAACATCAGGTCTGCAGTGGCAGGAAGTCCAAACGATTCAGAAGTATCTTCAAGACCCAAGTCATCATTACTAAAACCACTACGGGTCGTTTGAGTCGCAGACATAATAGGGACATTAAACTCAACCGCAAGTCCTCTTAGTTCTTCGGCAATACTCTTGATGTAAGTATAAGAGTTGATTGAACCACCCATACCTTTCATACGAGACGAGGCACATATGTTCAGGTAATCAATAAAGATAATCTCAGGTACAAAGTTCTTCTTGAGTTTCATCTCATTCAACAATGCGCGGAAGTGAGAGGTATGTGCTTGACCTGTAGGATACTCCTTAATGATAAGTTTACCTTCGGTCTTACTTCTAAGTTGAGATACCTTGTTAGTAAACATATCTTTAGAAAGATGTTCTAGTTGATCAATTGGAATGTTTAGTAAGTTAGCATCGATACGTTCAGCAATACGTTCTTCTGCCATTTCCATAGTAATATATAGTACGTTACGACCTTGAGATAATGCCGCTGCTGCTTGATGACACATGAACAAGGACTTACCAACCCCTGTACCCGCAAGACATATATTCAGTGTCTTGTTCGGGAGACCACCTTTAGTAATCTTGTTAAAGAGGTTTAGGTCAAAAGGAACTCTCTCTTCTTGCTCATGGTAGAAGGCATATCGTTCTTCTACATCTTGTAAGTAATCATGACCGATATTAGTATCAAAGGAAACACCAAGTGCTTTACTCAGTATGTCAGGAATACCATTCTTCTGTAGTGTAGCATGTTTACCATCGATAATAGAAATACTTTCCATAACGGCATTGAATACTGCTCGGTCTTGACACCACTTCTCAGTGCGTTCAACTAACCAATCAAGGTTTTCCTGCTCCGGCGTGAAGATGTTAGGAAGGAGTTCAACCGCAGTACGAAACTGTTCATCTGAAAGAGTGTTGTTCTCTTCAAGTTCAATCTTGAATGCTTCTAGCGTAGGGAGTTTATTATACTTAGCAACAAACGACGCGACCTCTTTAAACAAACCTTTATATACACCATCAAAATATTCAGGTGCCACAAAAGGTAAAACCTTTCTTGTAAAAGGTTCATTAGTTAAGAGGTTGCGTAGTATCGTTTGTTCTAAGTTAATATTCATTCCTGTTCCAATCCTTTTCTCATTTTATTATTCATTAATACTTCATTAGTATTTTTATCATGAGCAACCATAGACCCATCAGATACTGCAGTGTCTAGTATTGCTGAGAGTATTCTACCGCAATATCGTTGTAAAGTCAAGTCATTTATTGATAAATCTGGGTCAGGGGTAGAAACAATAATAAAGTTGAACGCAAGTTTACCCTCCTTGTCATTCTTATCCTTACCAAGGAACTCTATGTTACCATAAGATATTACCGTCTCCGGATACCTTTCAAGTAGACGAACATTCCATCCGTCTTTACTTGCAGCAGGAATTATATCATAGTGAACTTTTTCAGAAAGTGTTTCTAAGATATCAGTCGATTTCTGCATTTACAATCTCCTCCATATCAACCTTCTGTGCAAGACCCATAGAATATTGTGCCTTGATAAACTCAGCAAAGTCAGTGTTCTCAAAGATTGGATCCCAGAACTCTTTCTCCAGTGTACCCGCAAGTCTTACCTTCTTGTCTTCTCCAGCACGTTGATACCAACCATTACTTGGTTTCGTAACGTATCCACCAACAAGGGCAACATCAAGTAGACCAGAATATTTCTGAACGCCACCATCCCATGAGACCGAGATAGGTATCTTAGATTTCTCTTTGACATACCTTGACTTCTCTACATTAATAATAAAGTGATATCCTTTAATTTCTGTACCCTGTTTATCTTGTCTACGACCAAGTATCCAGATGTTATCGGAACTGTAATAGATACCTGTACCACCACCAACGATGTCTTTAGGAAAGAGACCAATCTCTTTATAAGTGTGGTTGACGGCAAGCAAAGGAATGTTCTTCATAGTCAGATATGGAGTTACCATTCTGAAAAGACCTTTCAATGCTTTAGCACGGGACATATCTGCAACACTCTTCTCATTCTTAGCATCTTCAAGTTCTTTCTTGGATGCTAAGTTGCCGATAGAGTCGATAACGATAATCACGTTATCAGTTCTCTCAAGTTCTTCTAATTGTCCTATTAGGTCAAACTTGAGTTCCTCTACATTGGCAATGGGAGTGTGCAGCACTCGTGATGTGTCTATGCCAAACTGTTCAAAGTAAGACTGGGGTGAACCAAACTCACTATCATAGAATAACAGTACTGCGTCTTCTTTCTCTCGTAAATATGCACCTGCCATAAGGAGGGCGAACGAGGTCTTGAAGTGCTTACTTGGACCCGCGAGAACTGTTAGTCCTGCGACGACACCACCGTCAATACTTCCAGTCAACGCAACGTTTACCATTGGCACGTCAGTTGACACCATATCTTTTTCTGTGAAGAACTTACTCTCCGCTAAAACTGCTGTAGTTTTTATCTTTGAGTTCTTCTTTAGTTTATTCATAATTGACATTGTTAATTTTCTCCCTGTCATCTAACTCGTATTGATTACGATATTCATTGTTTATTATAATACATTTTTCCAATAAAGTCAAGTCATTATCAAATTTAATAAAGGCGAGTGTATCTTTAGGGAAACATGCCCCACCATATCCTCGCTTATTATCATATCCTGGAACTACAGTATGACTTCTACCTATTCTTTTATCTCTTGCAAGCGCACTGGAAACTAATGACCAGTTACTTCCAAACTTAGTTACACTATCATGTAGTTGATTAAAGAATGTTACTTTCATAGCAAGGAAAGAGTTAGACGCATACTTTACAAACGAGGCATCAGTTGCACTCATAAAGTAAAAGTCGTTAGTCATACACATACTATACTGACGGTAGATATCTGCAACCCTTTCACATAACCATAAGTCACCACCTATGATATGATAGTCTGCCATCACTAGGTCTGCCTTCGCATTCTTTTCAGTCAGAAACTCTGGATTGTAAACGACTCGGTCTTGTTCCATAGATGATACTGAATCCGGAGTGATTGTTGATTTGATAATAACAACACTATTAGTATGCTTTATCAAATCCTCTACTGCGTCTCTTACTAATCCATCCTCAACTGTACCATCATCTCTCATAGGAGTTGGCACACATACGAATGTATACTGTGGGTCAAACTCAATCAAGTCTTCCATCGTCGTACCTAACTTAGGGTCAACATAAAACTTCTCTACTGCAGTAGATGTGAATGCGTAGTCAATTGCTTGACCCACAAACCCATATCCGACTATACCTATTTTTATCATATTATATCCAATCCACGTAATAGTATTCTTTGAACCATCGAACAAAGGCATCGACACCCTGTTCCATATCTACCAGAGGTTTATACCCTAGTTTCTTAAGTTTAGTTATATCGCTGTGAGTGTCAAGGATATCGGCAGGGTGTTTCGGGACAAGGTCAATGATGGGTTTGCGTCCCATATTGTCACCGATACATTCAATAAAGTCAAGTAGTTTAACTGACTTTCCCCTGCCGATATTATATATCTCACCTTCTGGAGTTTCGTTGAACAGAATGGTTTTAATACCTGAGATAATATCTGATATGTGTGTGAAGTCTCTTTTCATTTCTCCATTGTTATATGCCTTGATAGGTATTCCTTTAGCAATATTGTGAGTGAAACTCATGAGTGCCATATCAGGTCTACCCCAATCACCATAGACTGTAAAGAAACGCATTCCGACTGTATCAAGACCAGAGGACTTAAACATCATTTCGTTACATCTCTTTGTATATGCATACGGATTAAGTTGGTCGCCTGTCACGCGGTCTTCTCTGAAAGGAAGGGGAGAACCTGCATAGACAGACGACGACGAGGCATATAAAACTCTAGAGACATTATACATTTTACAACAATCAATTAGGTTCTGTGTTGCGTCAATATTATTCTTTATGTAATCACGTTCCTTACCAAAGGAGTCACGAACTCCTGCGAGCGCTCCAAGGTGGATTACTATATTTGGTTTGACAATACTAAACGCATCATCAAGTGATGGGAAGTGTGTCATGTCAACTCTCTGAACACCGATATCCATAAAGGCAACTCGGTCTTCTTTCATTGAAGGGTCATATAACAAATCGTTATAGTTGTCCAAACCCATCGTAAGGAAACCATCATTCTGTAGGTCAGCAATTAAATGCGACCCTATAAAACCTGCACCACCTGTAACTAATATTCTCATCACTATCCGTTCCTGTAAATATATTCTAATGCACCGTCCGCCTCTTTCTCGAGAGGACGATTACCATACCATTGACCTGTTTCATTATCGAGTTCTTGACACATATCAGCAATCTGTTTTGCGGATATAGGATACCCTCTCTTCACAGCATTACCTGCTGTAGCAATCATAATCTGATACATCTTATAATACCAACCTGTACCAGATATCGCACGATACTCAAGTTCAAGTCTCTTAGGGAAGAAAGGGCAATCACGATATGAAGACCAAGATACATCGGTGTTACTTAGGGCATTTTTACGATGCTCTATTACTGCCTTCTGTAACGCAGGAGGAAGTCTTTCAAGGAAAGTCTTACCTTGTTTCTCTACATAAGAATGTTTGTTCATTAACATATCAGGGTCAATATGAATACCCTCGTTACTGAATATAAAACTCAAGGCATCCGGATACTGAGCAGGGACATAATACATACGCGATACATCCTTGGTCTGTTCATCACCTAACTCGCCGAACTGTTTGTTCATTGAAAACCAGAAGTGTGGTAGGTCTTTCAATTCAACCCTACGAGTGACAGGGAACACCAAACGAAACTTTGGTTGTTCGGGACGGGACGAGGCAGTA